GTTTCCCAGTCACGATCCTGCACCTGTGTCTGACGGAAAGAATTACAAGAACGGTCTTGCGGATGAAATGCGTGGCAAGTCGTGGGGAAATGTTGCAAACAAGAACACTTATCCAGATTTGACTAACCCATATCAGCCAGATTCGGGCGAGTACACAATGCCGCATGACAAGGGCGTTGACAAGGACGATGACAACTTTGGTACATGGCAGGACGGAAATACTTGGCCGAAGTTGCACAATCCGTACATCCCGGCAGCAGAAATTCCGCGTCAGAAGGTAGAACCGAATAACTCCGTAGAGTAAGTTTAAAATTTAAGCCCCAGAAGTTACTTCTGGGGCTTATAAACCCGGCAGAGGTTTAATTCTGCAAACATCAAAAAAATTCCGCACGGAGGCGGCTCATATGCCTTATCAAGAGCCAATTTTGCTTGTTGACTGTGTTGGTTCTGCCGAACTCTATCTCAATGAGAGTCGCGGGAACGGTCACACTTTCTTTAGAGGAAAGTTTCAAGAAGCAAATAGAACGAACAAGAATAAACGTGAATATAAATTTGAAGCACTTGACAGAAACGTAAAAACGTTGATGGAATCAGTTAAGGCTAAAGGTTTGTATGGCGAATTAGATCACCCTACTGATTCGATTGTACACCTTGCCAACGCCTCTCACATGGTTACCAACTTGTGGTGGGAAGGCAAAGTTTTGATGGGCGAAGCGATGATTATGCCCACGCCAAGTGGTAGGGTTTTGAAAGGAATAATTGAAGCAGGCGGGCGGATTGGAATATCCAGTCGTGGTGTTGGTAATGGTAGTACGAATTCAGATGGGATTTTGGTTATCGATGAAAGCTACAAACTAATTACGTTTGATGCCGTAGCCGACCCAAGCACATTTGATGCATACCAAAAACGCTATAGCCGTAAAGAAAACTTCGAACCCCAAGCGGTCGTTAACCCGATACGGGTAGAAGAAAATGCTAGATATAATTTTAATCCAGAAGTTTTGATTGGTCTGGCAGAAATTCTAGCAGAAACTCATGTTAGAAAGATTCGTAATAGAAAATAATTTCTAACATTAGCGGCCTATATATCCTCACGCGGGTAAATAAGGCCAGGATTAATTATCCAATTATATGGATGAACCCCTAGGTAAGACACGGAGAGATAAAGGCCGATGAAAAATATTCAAGAGAGTGTTCTCAAGGCGATTTCCGGCCTGTTGCCGGAGGAAGTTGTGACTAAGGTTTCCGACGTAATTGCCACGACTTTGGACGAGGCAACCAAGGAAATTGAAGCCGACTACCAAGCACAACTTGACGAAGCTTGGGAAGAACTAGGTAAGCAGAAACTTAAGCTCAAGGAAGATGCCGATCAGGGCTATGCCCAGGCATTCGATCTGATTTGCGAATACAAGGATCGTATCGCACTGAAAGATGAAGAGCATAAGCGTGAAATCAACGAAGGCTTCCAAGAAGCTTGGGAGATGATCGAAGAAGAGCGTCAGAAGAACGTTGACCTAGAGGGTGAACTGTACAAGGAATACGAAGAGAAGCTTAAAGACATCGAAAAGTTCATGATTAAGAAGCTCGACCAGTTCCTACCAACCCAGGGCAAGAAGTATTACGAAGCCGCTCGTAAGGATTTGTTGAACGACCCGGTGTTTGCTGAAAACAAGGCCGCTTTCGAGAAGATGCTGGAAGCCGCTGCAACCGTTCTAACTGATGACGATTTCGCCGTAGCCTCTGGCACGAAGACGGAAACTGTCCTCAAGGAAAACGAAGAACTCAAGAAGAAGATTCAGCGGATCGAAGGTAACAACACCCGTCTGAAGATGGACAACGACAAGCTAAACGAAACGGTTCGCAGAGCTAAGGTCAATCTGTTGACCGAACACAAAGAAGAACAGAAAACCGAAAGAAAGAATAGACTCGAACGTGGAAGAAAAGTAGAGGGGCGGGGAGAGATTGAGCCGAAGAAAGACCGTCAGGTAATAATTGGCGAGAACAACTCTGGTGAACCCGTCGCAGACCGGCGTAAAGATTCCGGTAATAGACTAGATGAACAGGCCCAACAGGTGGCTAACTATTGGAACCGCATGGCCGGTATCGACAACCCCGAAGAGGAATAAATTTTAAGTCCGGATGACTTAAAGTTTCCCAACGGATTAAACCAGAGCGTCGGACGAATATCAGAATAAAAACTATTCGTCCGGCAAGAAAACAGGAGTAAATTTTATAATGAATCTCGCCATTAACAGCCAGTATTTGAACGAAGCAGTAGCATGTGAGAGCAAGTGGAAGGAATGGGGTCTTCTTCGTAAGATTCCACGCCAGTGGGACCGTCGCTCCACCGCAGTTCTGTTGGAAAACCAACAGCTAATCAACGAAATGTCAACCGACACCGGTGACATTGCACAGTTCAAGAGAATTTCGATTCCTCTTGTGCGCAGAATTTACCCACAGCTGATCGCTAACAAGATTGTTACCGTCCAGCCGTTGCTAGGGCCGACCGGTTTGGTGTACTACCTCCGGTTCAGATATTCCAGCAACAAGGGCGCTACTCGCGGTGCAGTACAGCCGGGCTTCCCTGGTGATGACGCAATCTCGATGCAGCAGTTGGCTTCCGGTGACGCTAACCTCGATATCTGGTACTCGCACCAGTTCGTTTCTCAGGAAACTGAAAACAACGCCGGTGGTGGTACATCCCTCCAATACCAGCTTGAGAAGACCCCAATTCTCGCCGGTACTCTGCTTGGACAGATTTTCGACGGCGGCACACTAATTTATAATTTCTCGGTCTCGCAAGCCGGTACGTTCACCTTCACCGCAGTCGGCGCTCCTGCCGTAACCGTGTCCGCTGGTGTAATCAACAACGTCACAGGCGTAATGACCCTAACTTGGTCTGCCGATCCAGGGGCTAACAGTATCGTAGTCAACTACGAGTACAACATGGAAGGAAACCAAGATTTGCCCGAAATCAACCTAGTCGTTGAGTCGGAAGATATCGTGGCAATCACCCGCAAGTTGAAGGCTGTCTGGACTTTCGAAGCTCAGCAGGACTTGCGTTCGCAGCACAACCTAGACGCAGAACAGGAACTAACCGCAGTTCTCGCCCAGGAAATTAACCTTGAAATCGACCGTGAAATTCTTACTGACCTACGCCTGAATGCAGGTACGGTTTCGGCATGGGATTACGGCACCGCCCTCGGTGACACGATCAAGGAAAAGTACGAAGCCCTGTACGTCAAGGTCGTAGAAATTAGCAACGTGGTTCACCGTAAGACTCTGCGTGGTGGTGCAAACTTCTTGGTAACTTCCCCAGAAGTCGCCTCGATCTTCGAAACCGCAACCGCAGGCTTCGGCCCAACAATGAGCGATACCTTCACCAGTTCGCTAGGTATTCAGTACGTCGGAACGATCAACCAGCGTTGGAGATTGTTCAAAGACCCACTCTTCCCCCCAGGCCAAATCCTGATGGGTTACAAGGGCGACAGCTACATGGATACAGGATATTTTTACTGTCCCTACGTCCCCTTGACTCAGACTCCGGTTGTACTCGATTCAGAATCGTTTACTCCAAGAAAAGGTCTGATGACAAGATATGGGAAGAAACTCCTGCGTGAAGGTTCGAAGTTTTATGCAAGATTGTCTGTTCAGAATTTTATCGTTTAATTTTTATCCTTCGCGGACAACTTCCAAGAACTATAAAAACTATAAAACCCGGCCATATGGCCGGGTTTGTTTTTTATTAGATTTTATAATGACATTCAAACTATTGTTTATTAATCTTTTTATCATATTTTATTTTGCAATTATGAGAATTGCATTCTTTGCATATACTTGCCCATCCGTCTGATCTGCTTTTATCTGGATTAAAGAATTCAAATAATTTTATTAATCCTTCGCACAAAGGGCCATTGCATTGTTTTTTACCTTCATTGGCATATGGATTGATTTTCTTTTTCTTTGGTTTTCTTCCTGCTATTGATCCACCTTCTTTTTCACAGATATATCTTCCATTTCTCTCGACATTTGAATTATAAGAAGTAATTCTAACTTCATGTTCCTTTTGACAGAAATTACAAAGAAATTTCTGGGTTTCATTATTTTCTTGATAGTATTTTTTCTGCGATTCATTATGTCTTTGTTTTTTGATTTCTGTTCTGTCTATATTATCAATTGATTCTAAATATTTGTCTGCAAGATCGGTCATTTCTTGACACGTCATTCCCAGGTTATCTTCGGTATAAACCTCAAAACTATATCCCATACATTCGGCATACATCTTGTTATCAGCTATTTGATTTGATATTGGCTCTTCTCCAATTCGACTCTTGGGTTTAACCTCAATTATTTTCTTTTTACCATTTTTATATGTAACTAAGAAGTCTAAAACTCTGTGTCTTTCTACACCTTCTCCGTCAATTCCTGCATAGTAATTAAGGTGAGCCGAATAAGAGATAACATTATCGTCTTCGTTTAGAATTCTAGCCATTTGCAATTCATAAGAAGAATCAAGAGTAGTAGGTTTGTCTATCTTGCCTTCTTTGAAGTCTAATATTTTCCTTTTGCTTCCGTTGAAGAATCCTTGTTCATGCTTTTCAGCAGTCATCTTAGAAAGATTTGCTCTTGCTAATTTTCCTTCTTCTGTTTGATAAAATTCTTTCTTGCCCAAAGACATATTGTTTTTAGCAACATCCGATTTTAGTTGTCCGATTAATTTTTCTCCTATCTTGTCTTTAGTTTCTTTTGACATTGGATTTTCAATATGGCTTCTTTTCTTCCCGCAGCTTCGGCAAAGATATTCTGCATTTTTTCTAATATTCTCCATTGCTTTTGATTTTCCCAAACTATTTAGTTTTCCACAATCTGCACAATTTATATTAATTTTCTCTTTGGCTCGAAAATTTTTATAATTAAAATTAAATTCTTCAGCATTCATTTTTTATTTCTCCCGCAAGAAGGACATACAGGGTTTTTTTTGAAATTAGAAAGTTCTTTATAATGTTCGTTTACTTTACATTTTGGACATATAAAGTGTATGATTGCTTTGTAAGAATTATCGCTTCTTTCTTTGTAAGAAATCTTGACAAATTTACATGCTAAATTTTTACAAAGCTCTTTAGCTTGTTCTTCGCTAA